CCACTTTCTTTTCTTTCTCCTCGCTAAATTCTATAACCTTTTTATCGGACACAAGCATCTCCTTACGTTTTCGCCTTGAAGCGGGGGTAACGCTCCCCCTGCGCATTTGTTAGCCAAATAGCAGGCAGTGACGATCTGCCCAGATGTTTCACATGAAACATCGTTTACTCATCCCGATCCATCTTCGGCCTTCCTCTGTTTCTCCATCAGATCCAGTATTTCCCGTTCGGCTATCGCCAGACCCTCGATGACCCCAACCATCTTCTGGTACTCATCGAAAGAGTAGGCTCCGCCCATCGCAAGATCGTCGGCACGCTCATTCATCAAATTCCGCAACATCTTTCGATAAGACGAAAATAAAGATTCATCAAGCAATATTAACGACTCCTATCTCTTTTCGCTTCATCATCCAAGAGTGCCTTCGCCGCTTCCGCAGCAAGCCGCGCCTTCTCCAGAATGGCCTTTTCCTCTACTTCGGAAAGTTTCTGAGCCATGCCAGCCTGGCTTTTTGCTATCTCCACACCCAGCTTGAGACCCTCAAACTCCGCGTTCTGAGCCATTTTGTCACGCTCAAGCTCCTGAGAAGAACGCTCCTTTTCGGCATTGATCATAAGCCTTGCCTTATCGGTCTCGGCCTTCCGCTGAATATCGGCCATACGAAGCTCAAGCTCTTTCTGCTGCAACTGGAACATCGGATCTTCCGTCTGCTCCTGTGCCTTCTTCTGCTGAGCCTCAGCGGCACCCTTCTTGAACAGTTTTTCAGCCGCCTCCGCCACAAGGCGCGATAGCTTGACTTCAATATCCTCGGGCAACTGCTCATTCGGAGGAGGCAACTCAACCCCAAGCTGCTCTTCGATCTCTCTGCGATACTGGAAGCCAAGATGCTCCTGAATATGTGATGACATCGCAGCAGAGATGGTCCCAGCCATCGGGCTTTGAGAAACAAGCTGCTTTATCTGCGGGTCCTGTATCGCCGCCATATGCACCTGAATATGGGCTTCATGGTCCTGAGCAATGAACGCCTTCAATGGCTTGCTATTCAGCACATCCATGTTCTCAGAGACCGGATCGCGTGGCTTCATCTCCTTGCTGAGAGGAATGATCTTCTCGGCATCCTGTATGCCAAGAACATCAAGCATCTGCCGATGGAGTTCCGGCAAATCGTACATCTGAGGCGCACTCTGAGATAACTGAAGAGCAGCCTGATACTGCATGATGCGCTGGCTCATGGTGGCGGCGTTCGGGTCGGACACCGGAATGATGTCCACGCGGCCATCGAAATCGTCGCTCTTTATCGCCTCCTTGTCATCGGCCTTATATTCATATTCGTCTTCCGCATAATCACGAACGACACCCGCGATCAGGTTAAACTCCTTGCGCATGGCGGCATGGAGTCTCGCCTGGATAGCCGACATGACCTTCATTGACCGCTCAATGAGAGCCAGGGTGGTGCCCACCGGGGCATCCTGTTTCATGTCGGCCAGCTTCAGATCGGTAATCGAAGCGAAACGCCTTCCCTCATCGACGATTTGCCCCAGCAGCGCGTGAAGAACCGAACTCGGCTCCTTGTAGGGAAGAAAAGTGATGTTGTCCTTTATCGCACCGCCGGGAACGTCAACATCCCTGAACTCACCGGGCATGATCGGAGAGTCATCTCCCTTGATACGCAGCCCTCTCGACTTCAAACCACCCGGCAGGTTCGACAATGTCCCCGCGTCAACAAGCTGCCTGAGAAGTGACGTAGCCGATTTGGCGATACCGCCAATCAGATGGATCAGGCCAAAGCCATAGAACCCCAGTCCTGGCATGTACTGGTAATGCACAAAATGCAGCCGCTTCATTCGCAGCGGGTCGTCTTCGTACCAATTTCGCCGTATCGACAGAATGGAACTACTGCCCTTCACAAAGGTCACGACATAGGGAAGAGCAATACCCGTCTCGTCGCCGTCATCATCAACGTCTTCGTATCCTTCAAGATCGAGATCGACGTGCATCTCCAGCAAAACGTAACGATCATCATGCTCGTAGGTGGGGTTTTCGCCCTCAAGCTCGTCGTATTTCTCCTGAATATCGGAATAATCCGGCGCATTCGGCGACAACTTAATGTCGCGATACAGGCCAGCGACCTGTAACTTGCGGATATCATTGTGGCTTTTCCGCATCATGTGGGTGTAGCGGGAGGCCGTCAGGAGATCGGAGGCTCCGTAGGAGACAACAAAGTCCTCCGCTGGGACGAAATGGGAACATACGCGCCCCATGCTCGGATCGAAGTAAATCTTCTTGAATGACGACCCGGCGAGGGGAAGCGAGAACAGCATCTGCTCCGTTTCCGGCCTGAACTCCGTCATCTTCTCGGTCACTAAATAATTCATGTGCTGCTGGATGCGCAGCGCCTGCTCTTCTTTCTGGTCCGTTATTTCGCCAATAATCTTGGTCTTAACAGGACCAGAGGCGGGGAATAGCTCCATGATCGCCTGGGATTGGAACCTAACCACGGCTTCCGACAGGATCGGATGATAAACACCGCAGGCCCCTGGCCACGGAGTAGTTCTGTCATCCGCCTTCAAGCCAAGGAGATCAAGACCTCTAATATATGTCCGCGCCCAATCGGCACGGGAATTGCGATCACCCTCAAACTCTCCATTTAGCTGAGAGGCCAGCCGCTGTAACACGGTGTCCTCCATATGATCAGCTAGGTTAGAGTCAAAATCTCCCTCCTCACCGACATCCCCAGAGCCGGGATCGAAATCAATGACAATACCACCGTCCTCGGTGGTAATCGCCACCGCGTCCGGATTAACAACAGCAATCTCAAGCGCAGGAGCATCGGCGTCCACATCAAGACCCCGAAGCTCCTCCTCCGTTACCGTACTATCGGAACGTGTCGGAGCCTGGGCTATGCTCTTGTCTATTGCCATAAGCTAGACCTTCTTGATATTGGACACCCACTCAGCAGGGGACTTCTTTGCCATATCCTTAATCTGGTCCGCATAGGCATAGTATTTGGTGCCCTTGGTCGCAGCACCCGTTCCCCGGATCGGAATCTGCTTGCGAGGAACCTCTCCGCCTATGGTACGGCCTATCACCCTTGGCTTGTGCATATCCTTCTCCTAATAATATTCCGCCCGTTGCTGGGGCATTTCCTGATCTTCGTAATCTGAGGCAACCCTGATAAAGCCGCCCTGTCGAAACCGCAGCAACGCCTGCGTGCTACTATCAACAAGATCGTCGTGAGCGCCGACCGGAAAGGCGGCAAACTCCTCGATGACCTCTTCCGCCCAGTGCTTCTTTGGTGCCCAGACAATCCCGGAAGCAAACAGGTCACTGACCGCATTCACCCTGGCAATCTTGTCGTTCCCCCTTGATGGGGTGAAATCACTAACCGGAATGCCCATTTGCCGCAACTCGAAGATCAGCGGTGAACCCGCCGCCTTCGCCTCCACAATGCAGGCATCCGGCTCCCACTGATTGTATGTCTTCTGGGCCACCTTCTTCAGTTCAGGAAACTCCATCCTGTCTTTGAAGGCGTCCAGAAGAATAATGTTAGCAGCCTCCGTCCCCAGGTCATTGGGCTGGTAGAAGACGCCCCATGTGGTGCAAGCCGAATAGTCGGCCCGTTGCGTCTTCAAGAAGGCGGTGTCCCAGGACTGAATTATGAACTCACACGAAGGGGGTTCATCTTCTTCCCAGATTCGCCACCAGTCCCGCTTGACCATGGCCTGTTCTTCCGCCGTGGGGTCCTGCTGGTATTGAGCAGACCACTTCGCGGCTGGAAGTTCGGCCTTCAGCCTTTCAAGCTCATCCTTCGACCAGTATTCCGGCCACAATGAATTACCTGAAGGCAACATGGCGGGAAGCTGGATCACCTCCCATTCGTCTGAGCCATCCCTCTGGTGCGAGGATTTTAACAATTGACCGGTCAAATCGCGTTGATGCCAGCGGGTCATCACGACAACTATCGACCCACCGGGTTGCAGCCTCTGACGAGGGCCTGATGTATACCACTCGTAAACAGGGTCAAAAACCGATGGATCTTGAGACCTTGCCTCCTGTTCACTATGCGGATCATCGATGATCAGCAGATCAGCACCCTTACCGGTAACCGCCCCACCAACACCGATGGCGAAATACTCACCCTCCTCATTGGTGTTCCAGCGGCCTGCGGCCTTGCTATCTTGGCGCAGCTTCACGCCTGGGAAAGCGGACTGAAAATCTTCTCTGCCGACAAGGTTTCTCACCTTTCGGCCAAAGCCCACAGCCAGTTCGGCGGTATGGGCGGTCTGGATAACCTTCTTTGACGAGTCCCTACCAATGAACCACGCAGGAAGAAGGTAACTAGCGAACTCAGACTTGGTATGACGAGGCGGCATATTGATGACAAGCCGCCTCAACTTCCCTTCCGCAACCCGCTCGAAGGCATCTGCCATGATCTTGTGATGGGAGCCCTCAATAAAGGCAGGCCACATAGCCTTCACAAAAGGCAGGAAGCTCTTCGCTATTTTTTCGCGGGTGGTGGCTTCCTCAAGACGCTCAAGAAGAGCAAGAATTTCCCTCTGCTCTTCATAGGGAAGCGCAGCCGCCTTCTGAATATAAGCGTCAAGCTGCGGATCGGTTGTCGCCAAGGAAGAGACCTACCCACCAAATATGGTATACGTTTTCGCGTTTGTACCATAATGTGCTGGTTGACAGCGGCCTGTCAATATTGGCCAGTCAATTTTTATTTGTGGAATCGGCCCGGGATCAAGGGGATGTTGCTTCGCCGCATCGCAATGGCGCTAGCGCTGTTAATTTCCGTCTCCAGTCAGGCACAATCACAAGCGCCCTGCACGGAGAGGGAGAAGATGCTTGACGCCCTCGTCCAGAATCTCGGTGAGAATATTGTTGCCCACGGCCTTGTCTCTCAAATAGCGATATTTGAGCTTCTGGTAAATCCCACAACGCGAACTTGGAGCGTTATCCTCACCACCCCCGAAAACATTTCCTGTCTGGTCGGAGCGGGGACGGACATAGAGTTCTTGAGCGGCTCTGACTGTCACCGTCTTTCAAAGGACGTGAAATCAAACTTCGGATACAGGTCGGGCTCCTTAGACCAGACTTCATACCGACAAATATGCGCACAGGGCTCATCCCATATGGACACGGCCAAGGCACGATCCGGAGAACCGCCCTTACCGAGATAGTCTTCTCTCCAGTCCATCATGGCAAACCGGCTGGGGCGGTGCCTTTTGAACTGTTCACGCCCCTTCTTGCAGGCCCATAGCCGCTCC